TGATAATATTAGTACTACTCCTAGTGCTAGTACCTGTACCGACGTAGGAATAGGTAAAGGTTCCGCAACATTCAGAGGGTTAAATACATATACAGATGCGTATAAGGAGGATCGTGTGATCCCCGCAGGGTTATATGTAATGCAAGATTTACATTCTTTCATCAGGTCTCGTGGTAAGCTGGGGGTTAAACCTAAGTTGAAAAAAGAGACGGGTATAGAGACTGCTATTCGCATTGTCGGCGATACTGACACTGAAGATACTGATATCCTTACAAATACGTATGCTTTGTCTTTTGGAGGATTACTTTCTAGACTTTTTAATTCGCTTTGATATTCTTTTAATTTTTTTTCTAAATATTCTTTTGAATCAGCATCGTCTTTTGGTTCAATGTCAGAATCACGAGCAATTCTGTAATTACGATCTTTAAGATAATCTTTTGCCAAGTCGTCGTTAGCAAGAATAAGTTCATTGGTATCAAGTTTTTTAAATAACATAATTAATCCCTTGGTGATGGTTCTTTCAATTCTTCCATTGGAGTTGGAGGTTCGTAATCTTTAAGATCATCGATATCCATATCCAAATGACTTTGAAACATATTTGGCATTTCATTCAAATTGTCTTGTGCCCATTCAATTAACCGAGCTCTATTCATTGGATCGACAGCAGGTAACATTGTACGAAGCATTTCTGTAATGCCTTTTAGCTTAATATCTTCAACTTTAACTTTTTCTGATTCTGGTTCTTCCATCAGACTTTCCCAATTAGCTTCAAATTTATTTTGCCAATGGTAAAAGGCTTCTTCATAGGTTTTTTTACTATATACTTCAGGATAATTGTTTTTTATTGCTTCATAAAATTCTTTGTTCCAAGCTCTGTGTTGGACAATCTTATCAAAGAATTTATACAAACTGTGCATTTCTTCTCTTATGCCGTCTACATATTGAACAATGGCTTTAGCATCTTCGCTTCCTTCACCAAATCCTTGTGTGAATGCTTCATCTTTTAATAACAAAGCAGGTACATCACTAGCGGCGGCTACGTTAGCAATAATGTTATCCCTTGCTGTGGTCATTGCAGTTGAAGTATTATTTAAATCAATTGCTTCAATTTCTTCATCGATGTCAATTGATAATACATTACCTGTTGCACCTTCTTGTAAATAAGTTCGTTTAATACCTGCCGCAGTTTGCATTAGACGATTAACAATTGATCCTGCTGGTTTTTGTTTAGCAATCAACAATCCTGCTTTAAATGTAACCAAATCATCTGTAATCATGGATTGAACAAACGACTTTAATGGATATAAAGCTCTTTGAAATACCGATCGTCCTGTAAATCCAAATGCTGACTGTTGAAAAGATAAGTAAATAGGTGTTCCATTAAATAATACTACTGCGCGACTTGGATGATATGGTTGACCTGCCGCAGTTGTATAAGCTAAAGGTTTTTGAAAGTCTGGAGCATTTGGATTTTGATTAGTAACAATTGATCCTGCTAAATTTAAAGGATCTAATTGATTAAAATACAGGTTAAGGTCAGGTAATTTCCAAGGATCAATAGGTTGGTCAGTTGGAATGTTTTCAGCACCATATACGATTGCTGATGCACCATAAACACGTTTTAAATACATTGTGTCTCTTATGTGTGCAGTTGCTCCTAAGTTTTCCCATTCTTTGTTAAATGCGTCCACGAGCATATCTTTTGGTTCAGCATCAACTGTAATAACTCTAGGTTTAGATAAAGCCAACTTAACTGGCTTTTCAACCAACTTGCCACCCAAAGGATGAAATTCCCAAATAAGTTTACAAAGTTGATAGCCTACATCAGAGCCGGGTACGATTTGTTCAGCAGAAAGCAAATCCATTAGCTGAGAACCTATCGCCGTACTTGTGATCGATGTATAACTCATTTTTATCCTTTAGAAACCATACTTGTCACCAACACCAATGGCAATTCCATAAGTAAAGCAGTCTAACAAATCATCAGCTCTTTTGTAAGCATCTTTGTCACCAATTTTAAAATTAGTTACTTGAACAAGTAAATGATTTCTTGTCGTGTTTTTAAATGTTACTACTTTGTCAAAAGCATATTGACTGATTTTAACCTTTTCCTGATGAAAATGACCAGAAACACTAATCGCTCTTTCATCTTTTCCAACTGAAGTTAATTTTGAATCAATAGGATGAGTATTCCAACCTCTTGTTCGTCCTTGTTGCAACAGTATAGCGCCAGTACTTGCATCTTCAATAAACAATCCTACATCTCCATGTCGTGACTGTGTTAGTTTTGCAAGTTCTTCTAAACGCATAAACACATTTGGAATGTAAGCCTCAAGTAATGCACCATCTATTTGTAATACATCGTAATCTAATATTACTAAAGAATGACCATAATACTTATTAAGTCCAAAATAAATTACAGCAGTACCATCGTGGTCTTGACCACCTTTGATTGCTGTGTCCATAACTGCGAACACACCTGTAACTTTTTCAGGGTATTGAACTGGCAATCCATTTACCAATAGTTTATCAATAGAGAAAAATGCTTGTCCAGCCCAATCTACAAACTCTGCTAAATATTCTTGTTTGTAAACTAAAGGATGATTTTCTTTTTCAAGTTTTACTAATTCTTCTTGTGGAAGATAAGGGTTTGCATGAGTAGGAGCATGATGGTCAATAAACCCTAATGAAGCATCTTCGCCAATGCGATAAAAAAAGTTTTCTTCATCTATTCCATTAGGTGTACTTAAAACCCAACAATCTCCTCCATAATCAAGCAAAGTAGGTTTAATACTTGTGTTCCAAATATGAAGCATATTGGATTTTGTAAATGCCGCTTCGTCAATAATAACTCTATGATATTTTCTACTTCGTCCTGCTCTATCGTTTTCTAAAGTCCAAAAGTCGACTCGTCCACCACCTTCAACATTAAAGATACCATCAATCTTACTTGCTGATGTTTTTACTTCGTGAAGCATATCAGCTATTTCGTTATAGGCTTCAGCAAGAATCTTGTATTGAGGAACAAACCAACCGACTCGTTTACCTTCTACTGCATACTCACAAGCAAGCATTTCAGCCATTAATGTTTTGCCATATCTGCGTCCACAACGAACTCTATTGAACCTTCCAGCGTTGTTGAATATTCTCCATTGATCTGCATGAGGTATTGGCAAATCAACCATTGTGGCTGTTTCTAGATCATGCATCTTTATTAAACCCACCTCTAATGACAATTATTTTCTTACCATCTACATTCGATTCGTCATGGTTTTCTCTCCAACGACCTTGTGTCTTTAAAAAGAAAAACATTGAAGCATTGTCGCCATTTCGAGCTTTGTTAAATAAACTTTGAGCAATAGTAGCAATGGCATCAGCTTTACCCAAATCCTGTTCTCGTCTGTAATATTCATTAAGAGTAGGCACACTAATATCTAGCTTATCTGCTATTTGCTTTTGTGTAAGTCCTACTCCTGATAATGCTTTGACAAGTTTTCTACTTGCTTCAGATGGTACATGAGCTGGCCTACCTCGAGTCTCAACTTTTTCTTCTTCCATCTTTTATAACTTAAAAATAATACTTATAAAATCATCGAATACTCATGTATTTGTGTGTTTGTAATGAAATTTTCCATCCATTTGAAATTGCTTGATCTATACACAATTTCGTAGCTGATTTGCTTTGACTGATTGGTTGTAACCAAATAGTTTGATTCGCAGATGTATTAGGGATTATTTTTAATTTTAGTTTGTTTATATCTGCTAATTTACCTACTGGGAATTTAATTTCGTTTACCTTTTTAAAGTTGTCTAAATATACTTCAGTTCCACCTGCCATGTCCAGTTTAGGGCTTAATGTAATAAATGAATCACTATGTGCTTTGATTTCTTTGATTCCTGCTGTTTCAATTTGTACTGATCTTTTGGATTTGATGATTGCAGTTGTAAGTTCAGTCAAATCATAAATAGATGGTTCACCACCAGTAATAACAATATGTTTAGCTTTGTAGGTTTTTAACAACAACATTATTTGTTCAACAGACATTTTTGAATATGTATCTTCATCTTCTGTCTTTTTGACCATGTTAACAATAGGAATTAATTTATTTGTCATATGCCAAGTATGTTTTGTATCACACCAATGACAACCTACTGGACATCCTTGAAGTCTAATGAATACTGATGGTGTTCCAGTAAAACTAGCTTCACCTTGAATTGTTTCAAATATTTCGTTAATTGGATATTCATTCATTTAGATAGTCCTGTATAGATAGCTGAATTAGCTCCATGTTCAAATACTTCAACTGAAACCAATCTAACTCTTGGTAGAAAGGAATTTTCTTTTAACCATTGTTTAGTCATGTCATAAGCTATTTCAGCAAACTTTTCACATCCATTGTCAGGAACAATAACCAAATCTAATACTCCTAGCTCTTGACCTGTTTTAAAGTAATCCAAATGTGGATCATCTATTGCTACAACAACTTTATGATCGAACATATCTTCGATTTGAGCTTTTAGAGTTTTAAGACCTCCAAAGTCAACTACCCAGTTACGTTCATCTAATACATCTGATTCGAATGTTAATTTAAACCCTAAAGCATACCCATGAATCTTTTGACAATGAGAATGTGCTCTCCATTGTCTAAAGGCGGCTGAGATGCCTATATGGTTACCATAAGTTTTAGTTGATTGATAACTCATTTCACCAACCTCAAGAATTCATTTTTCAAATCTCTATTGTTTTCGAATTGACCTCTCATAACTGATGTAGTCATTTTTGTTTCGGTTTCTTTAACTCCACGCCATGTCATACATTGGTGTGTAGCTTCCATTAAAATTGCCAACCCTTTAGGTTCAATCATAGTTTCAATGATGTCAGCAAGTTGAACAGTTGATTCTTCTTGTATTTGTGGTCTAGCCAAAACCCATTCAGCTAACCTTACAAATTTACTAATACCAATTACTTTATCGCTTGGCAATATACCAATCCAAAGTTTTCCAGTAATAGGAACAAAGTGATGACTACAAGCTGATCGAACAGTTATAGGTCCTAATGTATAAATTTCATTTAGACTTTTTGCATTTGGAAAGTCTGTAATGGTAGGCATTTGTTCATATCTACCCTTAAACACTTCACGAATATACATTTTTGCTATTCGTTGCGGTGTTTCATTAGTATTATGATCATTTTCAGAATCAATAACTAATATATCTAATATTTCTCTAAATTTAACTTCTAATGCTTCTTGAATTGAATCAATATCATTTTTAGTTAAATATTGCGAAATGTTATCATTTGCAAAATAAGTACCACCAGCTTTGATAATTTTATCAATAATTTTATTAGACATTGTATTCCTTAGTAATAGTTGCTCCGCATTCGTTGTCTTCACTTACACTTGCTGTGAATGTTCTATAATACTTAAAAGACAAGTCTTCAGAAAGTTTTCTGGCCATCATTTCACAACTCATATTGTTCATTTCGCCATCTTTGAAAAATTGTTTGCCTTCATCAATTAGATCATGAAATTCAATTTCTCTGTCATCATGAACTACTGGACATCGAAGTTCAACATAAAAAATATGACGGTGACGATTTTTTAAATAGTCTCTATGTTCAGTTGCATCTTTCCAATAATGAAAACCTTCAAAGGAAAAACGAACAAAAATTTCAGCTTTCATAATGGCATCCTATGATCAGTTTCTAATACTTTTTCAACTTCTAAGATTGATTGTCTCCAATTAATCAAATCTATTTTGCAATTGTTTGCACTAATTTGAATAGTTTTTTTATGACTTTTTTCTGGATCGTTTAGATCATAACGAAATACTCTTTCCTCTACAGAATCCCATGCTTTTAAACAAGCTCTAGTTGGCATATCCATCCATCTTACTGTTGATACCCAGCTAGAAGAATCACAACTATTTAATGGAAAAGCATTTGAATGTTCATTGGGTGTCATTCCCAAACAATGTATCCACAAATTAGGATACTTTCTTTTTCTTTCCCACATAGTTGCAAGCAATCGTTTTCTAGTTTCATTTTGAGCTTGAACGACATTACCTAAACAAATGCGATCGTATCGTTCTGCTAAATAATCAAAGTAATCCCATCCATCTACTAAAGGATGATAAACAGGAATTGGATTAAAGCCTAAATTATGAAGTCGATCTCTAGTTTTAATTTTGTTATCTTTTCCACCTTGATCGATTTCAATATATCCCCAAGCTCTATCACCAATCTCTTTTACTATTCGAGTGTATTTGTCAAACAAATTGTCAAAGCCATCAATTTCAGTTGGAGACAATGCTAATACTTTGTCCATTGAAATATTATTTGCTCTTGAATGTTGCATTGTTAAGTTAAACACTCCTGAGTCAATAAAAACTTTTTTTCCTCGACTAACTGCATCAAGAAGAAACTGTTCATCATCTGCATTATGAATTTCGTTTACAGCAGTTAATATATGATCATAATAATCACATACATCTTGTTTGTTAAAAGCCGATGGAGAACCTGCTAAAAAATAAACATTTTGTTCTTTGTAATCCCATACTCCACCAGTATTAATCATTTGCTTTCCTTACAGAATGTGTACCGTTGATGTCTTGGTAACGATCTATAATAAGCGAAGCAATGTATGTATCTGGCTGAACAATAACCAATTTAAAGTCTTTTGCTTTTTTAGCTAAAGCAGAATAAATGCCAGCATAAGGCAATAACAAACAATCTTCTTGATTTAATTCTTTGATCCACAAAGGCCACTCTCTTAAAACATCAGCGCAAAGTAAAACGTGCTTGTCACCAAGAATCCATTTATCATGTTTTTCAACTTGATTTCTTGGTTCATCAATAGAAACATCTAACTTATCTAATACACTTTCTTTTTCTTCTTGAATTTCTTCATCATCTTCATTTAATATTTCATTTATTTCTTCTTCAGAAAAGCCTAAAAGGTCAATATCAAAATCTTCGTTTTGTAAATTTACAAGTTCTAATCCTAAAAGTTCTATATCCCAATCTGCATTCATAGCTAATTTGTTGTCAGCGATGATATAAGCCCTTCGTTGTGTATCATTTAAATGTTCTAGTCTAATACATGGAACAGTTTTTAAGTCTAGCTTTCTAGCCGCCAACAAACGTCCATGTCCAGCAATAACAGATAGTTCTTTGTCGACAAGTATTGGGTTATTAAATCCAAATTCCCTAATACTTGATGCAATTTGAATTACTTGTTCTTCTGAATGTGTTCTTGCATTATTGATGTAAGGAATTAATTTATCAATGTGAATGTTTTCAACTTGCATCAGCAACCTCTTGTTTTAATTTTTCATTGAAATATGTGTATTGATAAACAGTTTTTCTTTTACGAGGTATTTTGTTTGGAATTTTTTCTCTTTTTACATATCTTTGTTTAAAAAAATAACAAAGAGCCATTGAAATATCATTTGAATTAAGATCAGGTAACAATTCTTTTATTTCAGCTAATGTCAATGGACGAGAATTTTCCTCAAAACATTTTCGAATTCTTGATACCGCACGAATTTCAGCCATAAAAAAACCCCCATAAACATATATGGGGGTCAGTTTAACATATATTGTTTTCTATGCAAGTAATAATTGTAAAGCTCTATCTTTCATCTTATCGCCAGATCCAAACCATGCACTATCGAGTCTCATATCATCTGATCTAGATGGATTGTGATGGTCTACATACTCAGTAACTGCATTTAGCATTGACCACTTAGTATGACCTACCAATTCAATTCCTTTAGCATCTGAATCGAATAAAGATAATATCTTTTGAAAAGACCTATTTTTTTCAATTTCTTCTTTTTTAACCTGAATATTAGAACTAATTAATTCTTTTACAAACAAAGATGCCTGTTGTGCACCCAACTTTTGTGATTGAAGAAACTTAGCGGCTTCAAGAAACGTGCCAAAAGATTCAACAGCACATCCAAGTTTAGCTTTAACTCCAGCATGATCAAATTCTGAAATATGAGAAAATGAAACCATATTTGCATCATTTCGGTTCGCCATTGATAACGTATTATTGCAAACAACACGAACAGTAGTAAACCGAGCTGTGGTAGCTAAAGTACGATCACACGAAGTAGAAAGCAGTAAAAACCCGCCTACACCATCGTTTTTGCATACTTCTCCAAATTTTCCAGTTTCTGCTAAAGCCCAAAGACGTTTACCACCTCTAAGTGTTCCAGCAGTATGAATTTTGAAACCATTTTCTTCTACTAAATCTCTAAAAAATTCTAATACTTCCAATGGTTGAACAGGTTTGTACCGATCGGAAACAACAGACAAAGGCATCTTGTTATCTGAACGATATAAAACATTCTGTCCTTTGAATGGAACAGGAAATCCTTCTGGTGCATACAACACAGGAGATTTGTTGATTGTCCAATTCATTCCTGACGCTACCTGCCATTCTTCAATAGTCGATTCTTGATTCAATTGTTGACCTAGACCATGCCAAGGTGTTTGGCCAACAAAAGCCATTTCAGTAAAACCGTTTTCTCTAATTGTTAGTTCATGAGCCATTTTTCTATTTCCTTAAAAGTTTAAAAATTCATCAAAGTGTAACTGCTTGAAAATAATCGTTTTCGACATAAAAATCAGTAGTTGGATCGTAATACTTACCTTCTTTTGGATCGTAATAAAATACAACGCCAGATTCGTAAAAAAACGGACCTTCTAAGCCTTCACGAGCTTGAAACATCGATTTTTTTGTATCTTCTACATAAAATTTTTTGTAAGCCATAATTTTCCTTTTTTAAGTTGTGTAAGACCCCTTTCGGGGTTTCGGCTAATCAAGCCTCTTCAGTTACACTTTGTTCTTTTAAAAAATCTTTCAAATCGTTTTTAAACGTCATAATTCTTTTAATTTCTGCAATATAAGCATCGTAAAGATTAATTGCTTGTCCTTTATCGCCATTAGCATTGTTTGACTGACTAGCAATTAATTTAGCTTTATCAAAGTCAAATCTGCTTGCTTTATCAATTGAACACACATTTGCACTAACAACTTGTTTACCTTGAAATTTGTACAAC